GGTGCCGGTTACTGAACTATTTGAAAAGCCGAATGCCAGTAATGTTATCGGCTTTGTTAAAGTAGGTGATACCGTACATGAGGTGAAGTCTGCGGAGGATGTGAAGAATTTGGTTGGAAAATTGTAACAAATTAAATATTAAAGATATGAAATGTCCACATTGTCAGGTAGAAGTAAATGTAGATTTCTCAGAAAAATACATAGGAAAATATGGAAATATTTTTTATAGTCTATTCTATATGAGATGTCCAAATAGTGAATGTGATAAGCCTATTGTACTTTTGGGACAGGCAAACAATGCTGATAAATACCGTGACGGTACAGTATCTATAGAAGAACAACCTTCCTGTAATTTTAAACAATTATTCCCTGTGGGAAGTGGTCGTACACCTGCTGCTCCTGAAGTTGAATCTAAGTTTGCTGAAGATTATAATGAAGCCTGTTTGGTACTTTCATTTAGCCCCAAAGCAAGCGCAGCCTTAAGTCGTAGATGCTTACAGAATATAATCCGTCTGAAAGAAGGTATTAAAGAACGAAATCTCAAAACGGAGATTGATAAGCTAATAGCAACTAATAAACTCCCATCATACATAAGCGACAACTTGGAAATAATACGTGGTTTTGGGAATATTGCTGCTCATGGAATGGAAGACCAAGCTTCTGGTGAAATATTAGATGTAGAACCTAATGAAGCAGAGTTCTTATTGGACGTTTTGGAGCTTCTTTTTGATTTGTATTTTGTTCAAGCTGCTAAAGCTGCTAAGATGAAAGCTGCATTAAATCAAAAACTGACAAGCGCAGGACAAAAGCCTATACCATAAGTCGCATTGATGAAGAGTTGAAAGAAATCGAGGAAGAACAGAGTTTGAAAAATGAAAAGGTGATTCCTGCTACAAAAGAATGACTTTTGGTTAATTGTGAATAGATAGCGGAGCTTTTCAGTCCCGCTTTTTTCTTGTGCATAATTCGATATTATAAAATATTTATGCTATAATAGTTTTATAATTCAAAATTATTTAGTACTTTTGTATCAAATGAACAACGTATGAGAATAGTATCACATAAAAAGCTGAAAGATTTCTATGAAACCAAAGGTTATGAAGATTCACGCATAGCCTTAGAGCGTTGGTATGATATAACAGAAAAAGCCGAATGGAAAAATTTGTCTGATATAAAGGTTGATTTTCTTTCTGCTGACTATGTAGGCAACCAACACTACGTTTTCAATATCAGAGGCAACAACTATCGGTTGGTTGTCGTTGTTAAGTTTACAATTGGGTACGTCTTCATTCGCTGGGTTGGTACTCATAAAGATTATGATAAAATAGATTGTTCAACCATTTAAGATATAGGATATGAATAAAGTAACGAAAGAACAATATGAATTTGCACTGGCGAGAATAGAGGAACTTTTGCCATTGGTTGATGATAACACCCCTGCAAACGATAAGAATGCAGTGGAGCTCACTGTTATGTCCGATATAGTGATTGCTTACGAGAAGGAGCATTATCCGATAGAAAAGCCGACCGTTGCGAAATTGATAGAATTATCTCTTGAAGAAAAGGGGATGACGCAGAAACAACTTGCCGGTGAGATCGGAATAAGCCCTTCACGTGTTAATGACTATCTTTCTGGACGTTCGGAGCCAACATTGAAGATAGCAAGACTTCTTTGTCGGGTATTGAATATTCCTCCAGCTGCAATGCTTGGATTTTAAACTGAAAAATATAATACTAAGTATAAATTTCATTTTGATACTATGAGTGAAATAAAGATTGGTAATGATGATTTTATCCTTTATATAAGGAAGAATCAGAGGGCAGATGGGTTGATGTCTAAAACAAAGAATGATAGAATTGGTCGGATGATATGGGAATTTATTAGAGATAATAAATTCGGAAAGAAAGTTTCAGAGGATAGTGTTTCTTGCATTTGGAATCCTATAGGATGCAATGATGATGGCTTTGGACTTCCTAAAAATGCAACCCAGTTTTATATTGATACTTCAAAACTGGAAGTTATTTATGATGAATTGTATCTAATGTCTCAAAGATAAGTTTTTATAAATTCAAAATGTAGCCGTGTTCCTTTATTAGTTCACGGTTTTTTTATTCTATTTCTTCACAATCTCTTCTTGGTGAATTCTACACCATCTAATTATTTCCCTTCCACCTACTTACTTCCTACTTTTATACCGTATTCACGACAATGGTTCTATTGTCGTGAATAGGAAGCTTAAATATTTACTAATCATCTGTATTGGTGGTATTTTTACTTCTGCAAATTGAAGCTCAAATTTTAATTCATACAGTATGACAATTTTAGAACAAATCTTAGCGGGCCTCCAAACCAAGTTTACTGGGGTGGATGCTGCTATTCTCACCCGAATTGCCACTAAAAAGGCAGAGGGTGTAACGGACGAGACAAAGGTAAACTCTATTGTTGAGGGTATCAGCTTTTCGGACGTGTTAAATTCTTATGGTGATTTCCGTGCAGGGGATGCTACCCGTACTTCTGTCCAGAACTACGAGAAGAAGCATAACCTTAAAGATGGTAAGCCAATAGAGAATCCCAATCCTAACCCAAATCCGAAGCCGGAAGACAAGAAAGATGATGTACCTGCATGGGCACAAGCTTTGATTGATTCAAATAAGAATCTTTCGACTGAACTTTCCGCTTTAAAGCAAGAAAAATTACAGGCTACCCGACAGGAGCAGATTATGGCAAAGGCAAAGGAGTATGGTATTCCCGAAACATTCGCAAAGCGTTATGCGATTCCCGATGATGCGGACTTAGATACTTTTTTCAAGGACGCAAAGCAGGAACTCGCTAATATAGGCTTTAGCGGTGTGAACCCTCCCGAATCAGCGGAGACAAAGATTGAGAAAGAAAACGAATCTATTGCTGGTATGATTTCGGAAGGTACAAAAACGATTGTTGAATCTAAAAAGTAAATTAAATGGCAGCAGGTACACATTATGACTTGAAACCGGATTATAAACCGGAAGAGTTTTACCGTGTTGAGACAGGTGTGAGAAAGAGCGGTCCTTGGAAGTTGGACATAGCCAATTTGGTTGTTGGTTCTTTCTTACCCGTATTCACCCCGGTTCAGGCTGATTCGGTAAAACGTACATTGATTCCGGTTCGCAACGTGAAGGTTGTAGAAGCCTACACGACCGGAGCTGATGCTTTATCAATCAAAATTGCAAAGGAATCGCTGGCTTATGTCGGCATGTTTATTGGAAGTGGTAAAAAAGGAGCGAAAGTAGTCGCTATCGACAAGACTAACAAGGGCTATGATGTCCTGACTATTGAAGCGGCTTTCGGTGAAAATATCGCTAAGGATGCAGTTTTATTTGAAGCGACTGCAGTAGCAGGCACAGTGAAGAAGAATACAGCGAACTTCGTTCTTTATGATGCGAAGAAAGTTGAGAACGATGGAGCGGTTCTTTGTACTCTCCTGATGCAAGCCTATGAGGTAAAGGAAAGAAAGTTAGTTCTTCCGATCCATGAATTGGATAAGGTGGGATTGACAAGCCGTTTCCAGTTTGAGTATTAATCATTAAAAGTTTAGATATGAATTTGACCATACAAACTTTATTCACAGACCCCGCAATCGTTAAGGCGATTATCGACCGTGTGCTTCAGATGAGATTGGACACAATCTATTGGAAGCAATACGGAGATTTCTTGGAAACTAAAACCCGTGTTTTTAAGACTTATCTTGGAACAGTAACGGGTGTTGTTGCTGGTTCTATTATTGGCAAGAACGATCAGAAACCGTTAAGGGAAAGGCGTTCACTCGGAAGCGGTTATACTGAAATCGCTTACTTGGGCGACCGTTATCAAATGGATATCGAACGTTTGTCGCAGTTGCAGGATATCATTGATAAGTTCAATGCTGCCAATACTGCAGAACAAAGTACAATCTTACAGGAGATTATCGACTTTATTGTTGATGATTATCGTCAGATTTTACTTGCTCCACACAAGCGTATGGATATCGTTGTTCCTGGATTATTGATGACTGGTAAAGCACAGGTTCACTTGGCTGACAACAAAGAAAATATCGAGTTGCTTGATATCGAGTTGCCGTTCCACTTCCTTACTCCAGAAGCTGCAGTAAAGGATAAGTTTATCTCTTACTTACAGCAGGAGATTCAAAAACTGAAAGCTAAATACGGTGTGTTCTCCAAGATGATTATGTCTCGTGGCACATTCATGAAGAACATTGTAGGTGCTTCCGATTTCGGGGATAAATTCAAGATGATTCTTGGCGAGCGTGAGTTCATGGTTAACGCTGGATTGGTGACTGACCAGATGGCCTCCAGTGTATTTACCGGCATCGGGCTTCCTGCTATCGAGATCAAGGAGGACTATGTAGAGAATCAGGCGGGCGAGAACGTGCAGATTTATGCTGATAACCGTATTACCCTGTTGCAGACTGATAAGGTGATGAAGATGCGCCACCATAAGCCGTATGTAATGACCGATCCGGTTCCGGGACGTTCTTATAATACCGCTGAAGGTCAAATGTCGGTATGCAACTATCGTGACGAAGAAGGTCGATACATGGAGTACACTGCTGAGTGGATTCCTGAGTTTACTTCTCCGAATAAGATTGTGAATTTCGATTTATCAACCATGAACGCTATCCCGGAGGGATAAGGAGGATTCTATGAAGATTAAAGTGATTAATATTTTCTGCGACAAGTTTACTGGCGAAGTGTATAATCCGGGTACAATCCTCGATTTTGAAGACGAAGCCCGTGTGAAAGATCTTTCGGATCGCAAACTTGCCGAAGTTATTGAAGAGAAGAAAGCCTCTAAGGGGATTGTTCTCTTCGAGCAGGAGTTTGAAAAGAAAGACGTTGTAGAAGCATTGAAGTCTATCGGTGTTTCTGTAACTGCAAATATGAGAGAGGGAACACTTCTTTCTAAAGCAGGCGAACTGGATGAAGAAAAGACTTCTGCTTTGAAAGAAGCATTAGGTATCGAATAAAAGGGATAGGGTAGTATCTCTACCCTTCCATTGTTTAATTTTATAAATAAGTAAAGAGATGAAGAATTTTATTTTTGCCATGTGTGGCTTTTTGATGATGTCCTTAGTTTCGTTGGGCGTACAGGCATCAAGTTTTAGCGAACCTATTTTGCCAAAATCAGATGTCGTGATGGTTGATGTTGGTCTGCCGATGATTCAGAACGAGGTCGTTAAAATCGTTCCTATGGATTACTTGGTGTTAACAGCCCCGCAACCTGTATTTGTTATTGCTGAAAGTCCGGCTATTCAAAGCAAGCTGGTTACTGTTCCTAAATGTCCGTTCCGATACGTATATAAATCGAAGCATTGTACGCATTATAGTTACACTGCATATAGTAGATTGATTACACCATACTAAGATGACGGCAAACGACTACATACAACAGAAGTTTCAGACCTTCGGCATTCAACTGTCGGAGGCTGACCTTTTGGATATTGTAGAAGATGCTGGATTAGAGAACGGAGATGTTGAACGAGATGCAAGCAATAAAGTTCGTGTGTCCGTGGCGATGGCTAAGTTCATCCCCTCTCTATTGCTTCGGCCCGTTTCAATGGGAGAGGGGGGAGTTTCAGTCTCTTGGAATTTTGACGGAATCAAATCCTATTATTTCTTTCTGTGCAAACAATATGGATTGAAGGATGAATTGTCTAACAAACCTAAATGTACATTCCTATGATACCTAATTTCAGACCTCACATATTGCAATACCAGGTAATCATCGAAGGCTACGAAGACTATCTAGGCGATTATCATCCCGGCACATCTTTCTTTGAAGGTAGTATTCCCTGCCGGTATGAACTTAACAATAAGGCTAATCAGATGACTTTTGAAGATGGTACGGTATATGTGTATCAATATGTGGTTTATCTGAATCAGAATTGTAGAGAGTTCAAGATAGGTGATGTTATCCGGCTATTAAACAATGGGTGCGTAATAGCTGAAAAACAGGTTCAAGGTTTTCACAGAGGACAATTAAATGCAAAACTATGGCTATAAGAATGACTACATCATTGTCGGAGATTAATGCTATGTTTGATACAGGAACTAAACAGATCGATTCGGTTACTATTCAGGCTTTGGCGAATCTAGGTAATGAGTGCGTGACAGAGGCTAGAGATAGATCACAAGAAGAAAGCTGGTTTAATCAAACTGGAAATCTTCGAAGCTCTGTTGGTTATGTCGTTGTTGCTCATGGGGAGATTGTGAAGACGTCCGGCTTTGAAACTGTCTTAAGTGGTTCAGAAGGATCGAAAACAGGTAAGGAACTAGCTGTTAGACTTGCTAAGAACTACTCAAGCGGATATGTGCTGATTGTCGTTGCTGGTATGCATTATGCCGAATATGTAGAAGCTAAAGGTAGTAAGTCTGTTCTTGCTTCTGCAGAGCTGTTGGCTCATGCTGAATTTTATCATATGATGGAGAAACTTAAAAGTCAGGTAGTAGGATGAAATCGGATATTGAAATAAAGGATGATGTTTACAAAATAATCAAAGGGTCTGAACTGGAGAAGGCTGTTACCGGGAAATTGAGCAAGACTCTAAGACCGCTTAACTCAGGCAAGGAAGATATTGTCATTTCTATGCTTGACAATGGCAAAGGACAGATTCAGGAAGCTTTTGTAAATGTGAATATCTATGTTCCCGATAATCTACGTGATGGGCAGGCTGAGGAGAATTCAGTCCGTCTGCGTCAACTCTGCAAACTGGCCGCTGAACTTTTAGAAGTGCAACGTGGAGAAGATTACCGTTTCACGCTGGATAAACAAAGGGTAATGGAAGTGAACGGTAAGAGCGAGCACTTCATCAATAACAAGTTATTGTATAAACAAGTAAACGAATAAGTATTATGGCACAATTATCATGGGGAAAACCCAAAATTGAATTTGGAAAGCTGGGTGCTGATGGAGCTGCACCTACTAAATGGGATAAGTTAGAATACGATCCGGTAGAAAACTCTACTAAACTAACGACAAGCAAAGGAGAGAAGAAGGAAGCTAAGGTTGAAGGCGGGGAAAATGAAGCGGTGAAGTATTCCAGAAATACATACGCTTTTGAGTTCGAGATCCGCGCGGCCAAAGGTAGAAGTAAACCTATCGAAGATGAGGATGGAGTAGTCAAGGAAGAATATGCTGTCCGGCTTACTCCTGAAGATTCGTCTGTCGAAGGGATTCTGATTGATCGGGCAACAGTTTCAGTAGAAGATACTTTCGATACGTCAGAAGGAAAGAAATGGAAATATACTTTTGACGCATTGAAACCTGCTACCGGCAATCAGGTTAAACCCTATACCGCAAATGCTCCTGCACCTGAAGGTTAATAAAAGATTGTTTTCAGAAAAGAGTGCTTTAACCGGCACTCTTTAATTATTTAGCACTATGGAAGATAAAGAATTGCTTGAAATGAACATTGCTGATACCATCATTGAGAGACCTGTCGGTTTCAATATTGGTAGTCAGCAATTTTATTTATATCCTCCTACGTTGGGGATAACTTATCACTTGGCAAGATTGTTCAAGAGCCTGGAGGCTGATGCTAGACTGATATCTGCTAATCCATATTTGGAAGCCATTCGGTTATGTACCGAAAAGAAGGAGATTGTTTGCCGAATACTGTCTAACTATACGTTCAACCGGAAGGAAGATGTCTTTGATGGCATTAAGGTGGAAGCACGGGCGAAGGAACTCTCTGAATTAGCAGCAGAAGAACTCGCTACCATATTTACAATCGTTCTGTCCGGAGATAATACAGAAGAGTTTATCAAGTACTTCGGAATAGACAAAGAACGCTTAGAACGCAGCAGGATAGCCGCAGTAAAGAAAGATAATAGCAGTGTTACCTTTGGAGGCAATAGTACATATGGGACATTGATAGAATTTGCTTGTCAGCGTTATGGATGGACGATGGATTATGTCATGTGGGGAATCAGCTATGCTAATCTAAAGATGCTCATGGCTGATGCTATTACTACTATTTATTTGAGTGAGGAGGATCGGAAATTGCTTGGAAAAGGTGCAGGAGAGGTGATAAATGCAGATGATCCGAGGAATAGGGAGTTGATTCGGAGAATGATTGGTGAATAAGACTAACTTTTAATTTTCATATATTGTTAATGATATTAAATTTAATATCATTTTGCGTAGCGATTTGTTTGATATTAAATTTAATATCATTAACTTTGTATTGTTAATCAAGCGAATAAGATATGAAGTATAATGAACTGGAACGACTACTTGCTGAAGGTGGGTGCGTAAAGACAAAAAAACAAAGAGCCGGACATCCCTTATGGTATAGTCCAATTACAGGCAAGTTCTTTACTACAAGCAATCACGGCAAGCAAGAGGTAGCAAGTGGAACATTAAAATCAATTAAACGGGATTCAGGGGTTAATTTTTAATCCTATCCATCTAAATACACACGATTATGAAAGTTAGAGTTTTTATAGAACGCAGCAACGACGGGTATAGCGCATATATGCCCGATGATAACAATTTGCCTTTCGGTCTTACGGGTGACGGAAAGACTGCTCAAGAAGCTATGCAGGATTTCTTGCTAGCTCGTGATGAAATGAAAGAGTTCTTCATTGAGGAAGGAAAGGAATTTCCTGAGGTGGAGTTTGATTTCAGCTATGATGTGGCTTCTTTCCTTGCGTATTATAGTGATAAGTTATCTCTCGCAGGACTTGAACGTATAACAGGAGTGGCACAAGGGCAATTAAGCCACTACGTGACAGGACGAAGACAACCTAGTAAAAAGACTGTTGAAAAGATACAGAAAGCTCTACAAAATTTCGGCAATGAATTAAGTCATGTGAACTTTGCTTGATTAACAACTTTATGCAGTTCATTTGACAGCTCCGGATTTCAATTGATTCGGGGCTTTACTTTTAGTATGGGGCTGAATGGTGGGTAAAGATAAAGCCGGATGGTTAGTCCGGCTTTAACCATCTATTTATGTAAATAATGTATACGAAAATTATCATATTCTTCTGAAAAAGTAGTTTCGTTTTTCTTTGAAACTTCATTTAAAACAGCGGTCATTAATTTTTCTATATACTGAGCAACACAATCTGCTTGGGCTCTGTGTTTACAATCTTCAAAAATAGGTTCATCTAACGATAATGTTGTTCTTATATCATCCAATGATATATCAACTCCATTGTTTTTCAAAAATGATTCAGCTTTTTTATGGATGTATTCTTTTGTCCCATTCATAAAACTAAAATTACTCATAATATTACCTCCTGTTTTTATTAATTTATCCGCAAACATACTTATAAATTTTGACAAATCAAATAATTGAAAGAGAAATGAGTAGATAATAAAAAAGTTACCAGAGTTTCAATACCTGGTAACTATTATTTTAACGCTCCATACTCAGTTTGGCGACTGTATGGGGCGTTTGAATGAAATAAATTAACGCTCTTTACCCTTCTCTAAAACTTTTATTGCATTCTTCAAAATGTCAACGATAATATTTACACTTCCTTCTTTCTCAATGATTTTACTAAGTGATTCCATACTTTGAGGAACATTTGAATCTGAGTTTATATTTTTTTCCAATAGCTTATCTATTGCATTATTTACTTTTTCAGTTCCTTCATCTATATCTTTTGCCAGCGTATTGGTTGCTAGCATTAATTCCTCTGTATAATTTATCTCACGTATTTCCTTTGCTATTTGAACCATCTGAATTTGCGCTCTGTTCATTTGGGTTATAAATCCATAAAGCAATCCTAATGCTATTGGTATAGGTAGCATTAGGGGGAGGTATTGAGTGATATTGGGATAT